TCCTAATTGATCAAACTCACCCATTTTTATCTCCTACCTAGTATGTGTCTTAGTTTCTAGTTTCTTGATACGCTTTTCTAATTCGTCCATCTTTTTAGTAACGTGAGGATACTTTTTACGCCAAGCATCTTCTGGTTGTTGTAACCATGTCCAACCCCAACGCTCAACTAAAAAGTCAACAATTAGATCAAACTTGGCATACATCCAAAGTCCAATTCGTGTACCTTTAAAATAAGTTGAAAAAGCTAATCCAAATAGTGAACCTACTAATGCTGTGTAGATCCAGAGTCTATCAGATGCCATTCTTTCTATCATTTCCCACATAAGTCTACTTCCTTTACTACTATTTAGTAAAAAAGTCCTTTGGTAATGAGTTAAGAATTGCTGGAACAAAAAGGCTAGAACCTTCTATATCAGTAAATACATCAGGCCCAGCTGTGGGTGGGAAATCAGAATAAGGGGTGTTTGATAGTCTTGATAGCCACATATTCATTGGAGAAAGGCCTTGATTGCTATTGTTAGGGCCAACTGTATTTGGGTCTACATCTGCTACAAAATCTACACTTTTATAGTCATCTAAAGTCTTACGGAACATACAATGATACCCGTCTTTATGATTCCAAATTTGATCTTGAAACACATAAAAATAAGCATCTTTATCTTTACCATACTGTTCTAATGCTTTGACTACTAAAGAAGAAACAAATTGTATTCTGTCTAAGTTATTATGTACACCGGGGTCGATTGCTGTTAAGTGTACAACCCTATCAATGTCAGGCTTATTTGGGTTAACTTCTTTAAAAGAAGTATCTCGTTCAGCTGAAGGCATAAGGCCAATAACTTTATCGCCTGGTTTATAATCAATATTATAAACAGCATCAAGCCAGTATAAAGGAGAACAGCTAATACCAGCCATAACAAAATTTAATTCTAAGTTTTGTTTCTCTGCTAGTTCTGTTGGCCAGTTATAATATTGATCTGCTATAACGTGAAGTTTGCTCACTAGTCACCTAACGGGTTAACTTTATCCCATAGGCTCTTGTTAGCTTCTTTCTCGAGATCTTTTCTAACTTTATCATTTTCTTCTTGAGCATTGTCTAAAGCATTCTCGGCGTCTTCATAATAGTTTTTGTAAGCTATTATGATTGCCTGTTGCTGTTGAATATGTGACATTAAATCTGACAAGTTTAAAGCAAGTGTTTCGTAACCGTCATCAGTCAGTCCAAAGAGGACTATATCTTTTTTATCATCTGATAAACGTTTCCATACTTCTTGTACATTATCTTCATTAATAACAACCCATTCAACTTTTTTTAAGTTTAGTACACTAGCATCAGGTACTACTAATTTTGGTTTCTCGATAGGTTTAGCACTAACCTCAATTTTTTGAGCTGTTGTACTACAGCCTGCTAAAATTACAACACAAAATAAAGCTAATATTATTTTCTTCATAAGTTTTTCTTTTTCCATGCTTCTGATTGAATTGAAGGATCAAAGTTAGGATTAGCTTCTTCCCAACACTCTGGATTAATTTCGCTAGGCTTTGTTGCTGATAGTTCTTTTTCTGTTAAGGGCGAACCTGAAATAATTTCAAAACATCTAAGAGCATTTTGAGTTCCGCCATTTAAAATGTTCTCAGTGGGTCCTGGTTTAACTTTGCCTAAGTTACCAATGTCGTGTCTACTTAACTTATTCTCGAGTCGTTTGTTTCTTGATTCAATTTCAGTAAAAGCTTCTTGTAGCTTTTTGTTTTCTACTACCATTGCTTCAAACGATTTTCTTTGAGCTTCTAGGGCCGCCTCGTTAGTTGCTACTGCTGTTTCAAGTTTGGCGTTATTCTCATTTAAGATTGCCATCCTCTCTTGTGTGTCATTGTAATACCAATAGGCACCACCGCCCATGGCACACATTATTACAAACATAATCAAAGATAACTTGAGACCCATAATTTTATCCTAATAATTTTCCTAATGATTTAGGACCCATAATGCCGTCCGGTGTTAAACCATTGCTTTGTTGCCAACGTTTAACATGAAGTTCAGTACCAGGCCCATAGTCACCATCTGCTGGTGTAATGTTTAATGCCTTCTGTACTTTTACAACCGTAGGACCTTTGGATCCTCTTCTAACAGTTTCTAATGGAGCTTCAACCTTGGAGGGATCATAATGTTCGCCAAATACTTCTAAAGCATGAGCATAATGTTTCTTACGATCTTCTAGCCCTATTGTTCCACCGTTAATTCTTTTTGTCATGCCAACTATATCTTGAGCGTCAGCATATCTATTTAATCCATTTGTACTCCAAAACCAACAAGCACTTTCTAAAGCACCTTGTTTAGTTTCTAAGTATTCTACTACTTGTTCTGGTGACTTACTAATTGACTTACCAAAGTTAGTGTAGTTTGCTCTACCTGTCAATTGTATAACACCTCTACCTCTAAATCTATATCCATCTCCTGATGCTGTGTCACCATTGTCCATTCTGTTGGCATAGATAACGTTAGCAATTTTCTCAGGCTGTCTGTGATATTCAGTAGCATCTCTACCAGCACGTTCAAAGTATTTTGGAAATACTCTGTTTAAAGCATCTGAACTATAATTTAGGTTTTCTTTTAATACTGTAAACTCTAAACTTTCGTGTCCACATTGTGCTAAAAAGCCAGCTACTCGACTTTCTGTATTAATATCGTATTTAGGTAGCATTGTATTCATAAGCGAATACCATTCTGCTACTTCTTTATTTTTAGATAATATGTTCGCCAGTTTATCTTGTGTAAATTCAAACTTAAAGCTCATGTTTTGATCCTTCTAATTTGGTATATTGCTACCAAATACTTATAGCGATCAGTTTACGTTAATCGCTCTTTTGATATTGTCTATTACTTTAGAATCAGCTAAAAAAGAGGTATAGCTTTCTTTGGAGTTAGGTATTTGTGATAAAGTTTCTTCTGAAACTTCTTTGCTAACTGTACTTTTTCCGTATCTCATAAACCAGTTTTCAGTTTCAGATACTTTGCTTACTTCTTTAAGCATATAGCCAACGTTGTCGTATAAGTCTTGGTCACGCTCTACTTCTACGAAAACCATGTGTTTGCCGTGTTTGTTTGTTCCTGGAGATATTGCGGCATCAAGTATCCATTCATAACCTGTTTCTAAAAAGTCAACTAGGTCCTGTCCAGCTTCTTTGTTTTCAACAGCAAAATTAATAACACAGACATCTTCATCAGTTCCCATTTTTGCTTTATAACGATCTACGTCAATATGGTCGCTGATTGTCATTCTAAGGTCTCCGTGATTAAGTCCCATCAGTTACTCCTGTGTCTTGTACTGTTTCTTCTTGTGCTGTACTGATATCTTGAACATCAAAACTGTCGCCTTCGATTTCAATACTGCCTCTGTAAATTTCAGACATTAATGTTTTTGGCATTGTAATTTCTACAACCCAAACTTTGTCTTTTAACATCTTAGGATAGCGTCCGCCCTCTTCCATGTTGTCCATATCAGTTTGAGGATCACCTGTCATTTTAGCAGGAGTTTCTAATGTATCTCTTCTAAATGAAACTTTGGCACCATAGTCTAATAATCTTCTAGCACCATCTGGATCAGGCATCTTCTTTTCAGGCCACATAAATGAAGCTGTTACCCAATGTCTTTCAGTAACAGGACCTAGCACTAACTCGCCTTCCTTCCAATTCTTATAACCATAAATGTGTACAGCATCTAATACTCTTTCAAAGTCTACTAGTGTTTCTGTAAAGCTATCTGAATTGTATAGTGATTTAAGTGTCTCTGCTATGTCTAATGCTTTCATTTGTAATCCTAATTAAATGTATATTGTATTTATGTCTTAAAACCGGAATATTGTATATCCTGTATGTTTCTGTGTTACCTTCTTAAATACTTATAGTGGAAACTGATTATCCGCTGAACAATTGGATAGTTATTTGCCACTATATTTAGACATTGTTTATAGGAGGCACTATGTCAAAGAAAAATCGAAAAAACAAGCATAACCTAGCTTATGCTGATAATACACTAAATTTCGAGAATATTCGGAATAAACCACCGCAGATAATCCCAAGGTCATTAGCACAAGAACATTATGTTGATATTTTAACAGATATTGATTGTTCTATTGCTATAACTAGTGGGCCAGCTGGTACAGGTAAAACGTACTTGGCTATGTTGGCATCTATAAGAGCTTTGAGATTAGGACAAGTTGAGAAGATAGTCTTAACAAGACCAGCTGTGGGCGTTGATGACGAGAGGCATGGATTCTTACCAGGTGATTTAAACGCCAAAATGGAACCATGGACAAGACCCCTATTTGACGTGTTAAAAGAATACTACAGTCCTAAAGAAATAACCAGAATGTTAGAAGAAGAAATCATAGAGATTAGTCCCCTAGCATTCATGCGAGGAAGAACTTTTAAAAAATCGTGGATCATAGCAGATGAAATGCAAAATGCCACTCCAAGTCAGATGAAGATGTTACTTACCCGCTTAGGTGAAGATTCTAAAATAGTAGTAACTGGTGACGTCAAGCAGGCCGATAGGAAAGATGTTAATAATGGATTGTTAAATCTTACATCTTTAACAGAAGAAAAAGAGATGACATACATTAGATCCTGTCAGTTCACTAACAAAGATATAGAACGGCACCCGGCAGTAGCGGAGGTATTGACTTTATATGGCGAGAGTTAGAGTTTAACACAAAATGTGGGTTAACTGACCATATAACCTGTGGATAACAGTTAACCCACAAAAATATTACTTTCCAAACCACCGTTCTAGGTGGCAAAAACCATTTCAGATGTTATAACTATTGATTGGGTAACCTTTAAATAATTGTGCTGATTACTTTTATCAGTATTAAAAAAGGAGATCCAATTATGGAAATCATGGCAAAAATAAAAGGCTGGGCATCGACTCTAGCTGACACAGGCGTAAGCCTAATAGCTTTAGGCATCGTGCTTGAAGTACTTTTTAACGGCCAAGGCATTCCGTTCTGGCCGAACATTAGTGTAATAGCTAACGTTCAAGGCATTCTAGGAGGCTTCTCAGATCAAGGGTTACTTGGTTTGGTTGCTGTATGGATTCTATATCACATTTATAAATCAAAATAAGATAGAACCAAATTATAAACCTTGACCTGGGTATGGGTTTTGATTATATTTCGTTTAGGCGAATAATATCATCAGACACCCTTACCCAATCTTCATTTATAGAGGAGGAAGATTAATATGAATTTATTAAAAAACAAATGGATATGGGCAGGCATCGTTGTCGTGGCCGCTATAGTTTTATGGCAGTCAGGCTTGGTAGGCCCTACACCAGCTGAATTACCAGCAGGGTAAGTATTCAAAAAGAAAGAGTGGGGCCTACCGAACCTCACTCTTTTTTTATGACTTAAAAATCTTTAAGCTGAAATTATTTTGTATACATCTTTCCAGGTTTTAGCTACTGGAAATTTATGTTTCTCGTTCATGTTAAACCCGTGTTCTATCACAATAGGTTTTAATCCTGCTTCGGCGCCAGCTTGAGCATTTTCTACTTTATCCTCAATCCACCACATTCCGCTATCTTTATATTTTGCTAGTGCCTCGTCTTTGTCAGCACCTGTGCCTAAACAATTAATTTCAGTAAACACACCTTCTCCAAATAGTTTGTCTAAGTTTTGCTTACGAAGTTTCTTAGCATGATATTGAGTACTTAAACTAGTAATAGCATGAAACGTCCAACCATCATCTGCCATTTTAGTTACCCATTGTACAGCATCACGTAAAGGAGGAAGAAATCCTATTACAGCACTTTCGTTGAATATTTTGATTAGCTTCTTAGCTTGTTGTCTTTCGATACCGTATCGGTCACCCATGTTGTATACAAATTGCTCGCCATCTACAGTCTTGAATCCTTGTTCGTTCATCCAAGTATCAAAGGCGTATTCCCAATTTAGTAAAACACCATCTACGTCTGTTAAAATTACTTTTTTCAATCTTCGCTCCTTATTGTTTATGTTATTATAATAACATCAAATGGGCTGTTTGTCAACCAATTTTTTATAATATGACCGTAAAATTTTTTACAGTTTGCCCATTAAATACAGTAGTAATTTTAGGAGAAACTACATGAAAATACAACAGTGGCTTGGAGGAATAGCTCTAGTAATTCCGTTAATAGCAGGACTATATGGATCTTTAGTATACATTACTAAACTCCAAAATACTCTGGAGCAGAATACAATAGCCATACAAGCATTGTCAGGGCAAATCTCTAGCAATGACAGTAGTGTTCATCAAAAATTAGATAACGAAATAGAGAAATCAAAAATTGAGCTAGAAGCACTGAAAGGACTTTATACCCAAGGCAGAGAAGATATGGTTTTGGAGATGACTGAATTTGCTAAAAGAATTGCTCAAATAGAAGCTACCGTTAGGACTCTACAAGACGGAACATATAAATTAGCCAGTGAAGCTGAATTAAGAGCATTAGAACAAACGTATTACAGTTTAAGAGATTCAGTATCACAGTTAACATTTGATATGAAAGAACTTGGTAGAAAACTAGACGGGGGCTATTAATGAAAAGTTGGATTGAGTGGTATAAAGATTTTAGAGAAACCCACCCTACAATGAGTTCTCTTATATCCTTTCTAAAAGGATTGTTAATAGGTTTAATTGTTACTTGGTTATTTTGTGCTTCAATGAGACCAGCACAGGCGGCCAACGAATACTTAAACAGCTACGGTCAACATTGTTCATCAGCTACACTAGAACCTTACATAGAATATAATGTAGACGAAAGTAGCAATAATGACAATTATAAAAGTGATACCAATAGAGGAACTGTAGGAATTAGATTATCTATACCACTAGGAACTACTTGTACAAAAGAGTATAAGGAAACTATAATAAAAAACGAGCTACTTAGACAGCAATTAGAAATGTTAAAAATGTGTGCCAGATATAAAGATTTAGATCTTGGACCAGAGTTTGCTGAAGTAAAAGAAATGTGTGCTGGTGTCAATAAAAAGAGAACTAAAGAAACAAACTAAACAGTCTTATATACTTCTTCCCATTTATTAGCTATAGCCTTAGGCGTGTATGTCCTATCAATAAATGCCTGTGCTTTTTTAATCTTTCTAAGTACTTCTTCTGGATTGTTTAACATTTCTTGATACTTTTTGCCTAAGTCACCAATGTATAAAAACTTTTCTAAATCATGATAACTTGGTATACCAGGCGTTGTTAATACCATTCTGCCTTGTTGTAAAGCATCAATTGGTCTATTATTACCTTTACAAGATGAATGCCTGTCACTAACAACAGGTAGTAAAACAAAGTCAGCTTCTTTTACTAGTTCGCCTTGTTTATTAAAGTCCCATGGTATTAATGATTTATATTCTTCTAGAATTTGTTTATCAAGAGTATCTCTTTCTTTTTTTGTCGTGTTAAAATAACCAGGAATCTTTTTGACAATTTTATGTAACTTAGGCATATCACCTGTTATGTTTGTCATTATTTTTACATTAGTTTTTGAAATTTTGTTTAAATCATTTTTAATAACTATCCATCTTAGTTTAGCATGATTGGAATCAGATCCATAATAAAAAGCATTCACATTTCCTTCTTTGGGATCGAACTTTGGTTTGCCTCTAGGTCTTTCTGTAGGGTCAGGTATAACAATTGAGTCAGTTTTAGTTTCTTGTTTTATTAAATCTTTAAGAGTGTAACAAGTTGTCGTAACGGCATTAGCATTTGGTATAGTAAAATACCAATGTTTAAAAGTTTTAAACTTATCGTCAGCAACATCTACAATATACTTGATGTTATTTGTTATACAATACTGAGCATCTTCTTTAGAATGCTTTTTACCTAATACTGCTACATCATCAGGTTTTAAAGATGTAATATCATCTGTGACTCTGCTGTCATTTATTTTACTTGAAGGTACTGTAGCTCTCGCTCTATAAGAATAAGGCGGTGGCCGATCACTTTCTAGTGTTGGTGTGACAAAAACTAGCATAACAGTATTTACTAAACTGTTTCTATTTCAGCGGTCGTAACTGATATAACATTAGCCCAAATAAAACTACGCCAACCTTCAGCTTTAATATCCCAAACACTTTGGTTATTTGGATTAGTTGGTTTAGGTGTTTCACCCTCTTCCAACGGTTTAGGTCTTGCCTCTAATGGAATAGCACTAGTCATAAGTGTACAAGTCATTACACGTTGCTCACCATTCTTCTTTGTAAAAGTAACTTCCAATATCTTAGATTGTAAATCTTCTTTTACTTCTGCTTGGCGTGTTACATCATCAAAACCTACGTCTTCGAAAATGCTCATTTTATTCTCCTTGTATAATAGATTGTTGAATTCGTTTTCACTTATTAGTTTATACATTATTTTATAGTCCGTTAAAAGTTATGTCCACATTCTGGACAAGTATGTTGTTGAGTGTGTTTCATTGCTTGTGGTGAATCTTTTGTAAACCACAATTCAAATAACGTTGCTACAGCAGGATCCTTAAACATATAACAATACTCGCCTGTAGTCTTATCAGCCGTAAAGTCGTAGTCTTTATATTTCTTTTGACCACAACCTACTAAAAATTCTCTAGCATTAGGCAAAGGTCTTACCTTACTTCCCCATACCATTTGGCCTTGTTGATTTTTAAATGTAAAAGAATAAGTCATATCCTTTTTACTTTCTGCTTTAACTATTACGTCAGTCCATTTGTTTAGTTTCATTATATACCTCCGAAGTAGTATTTTAATAAACCCATAAAGATTAGTGTTACTAGAACACCGTTGAGCAATATCAATGCTCTATCATGCCATAGGTAACCTACCCAGAACCAACCTAGTGTTCCAAATAAACCAAACCATAAATCAATGTGTGGTAATGTTCCTGTAGCTCTAGCCGATGTGGCTACTAGAATTAATATAACAGATACCCACTTAACAAACCAAGACAGGTCATGTTTGGGTGTGATCTTTTTAAAAACTCTTGTTGAATCAAGAGCTTTAATTTTGTCATTAAGTTTTAATCTTTTATTCTCCGCCATCTACTGCCTTTACATAATTTAAACTTGTTTCCCAAGCACCTTGATAAATTTTACTCTTGCCTAAACGTTTAATCTTTCCTTTAATGTTTAAAACATTATCTTTTTCGCCTAAAGCATTTCCGTTCCAAAAGTTAACAAGAAACTTGTCATTATAAATTCCTGTGTAAATGTAAGACTCATAGTTCTTAGAATAAAAAACATTTACTAATTTAACAGTACCTTCAATTTTATCTCCAACTGAACCTACATACTCATCATTACATTGAGAAGTAATAACTTCCTCAAGTTTTTCTTTAGCTAGATCTCTGTAATAAGCTGAAGGTGTACTAACTAACAAACCTACTTCTTGAGCAGATACTTCTTCTTTATCTAGCACCTTCCAAATATTTTCTGTGTATTGATCTAACTGTCCGCCCATAGCACTAAACAGTTTACCTTGATAGTGTCCGTGAATTTCGTTAACAATTTGCTTGTCGTCTTCTGTAATTGTCATATCTAAATTCTTAACAAATTTAGCATCTTTCTCATCACGACAGTTGCCTAGCAAGTGAGCATAAACTATACTTTTGTTAGCAAGTTTAGTTACAATCCATTCTGTTGGTTGCTCACCTTCTTTGTGATATTTTGTTTTAGATTCTTTTAGATATTCGCCATTGATACGTTGTGCCATAACAGATGCTTCAAGCACTTCTCTAGCATCATACATTTTTAATGGCTTTTGACTTCTTAGGTACATCATGCCGCCATCCTTGCTTCTGCTATAGCATGAATACAAATTTTATAATTTTCTTGTGTAGGAGTCATACCGTTTTGTTTACACAATTTCTTTGCTTGAGGAGTCATAAAACCTTTTTCCTCTAACATACTTAAAGGTGACTTACCAGCTTTGTAGCCTTCAGCAAATTCTTCAACTGTAAAGTTTTTAACTAGGAAGTTCTTAAAAGCACCTTGAAAGAATACATACTTAAACCTAGCAATAAAAAGTTCTACTGGCATACCGTAACGTGAAGGATGAATACCTTTTCTACCATATACTTCTTCATATGTAGGCTGACCTTCATATGTGCCATTATACATTAAATATCCACCGTGGTAACTAAACTTTGTTTTGTCAAACTGTGTCATTTTTTGCTCCTTTTTTATTAACTATACATATAGTATAGCATCTTTGGAGGAAAAGTCAACCAGAAATGTGGTGTTTTTTAGATATTTTAGCGATTATTCAGGTAAATCTGGTGTAAGTAGCTTCAAAGTGATGTGTTTTTCTACTTCTTGCTCGTATTTTTCAGCTATTTCTTTGATATGTGGGTATTCATTTTCTAATTCTTTATTTCTATCAAGTTTTGGAGGTATACCTAATGCTTTTTCAATGTTGTTTAGCCTTGCTCCAATATCATCAACTTTTTCATTTACTTCTGTAATTGACGTTGATGAAGTTGTTAGTGTGTCTGAATCGTAGCTAAATGAAACGTCTAATCCCGACGGGCTTGTTACTGTAGTAGAATAACCCGAACTGTCCTCCCAACTATCTAATGTTGCTTTAACATCATCTAAGTCTAGCTCTAATTGATATTGATCGTCTTCAGGATTCATAATGGGTGCCACTCTGATCCAAACTGTGATGAGACTTCATTTCGCCTAGCACTGGCTTCGATTGCTTTTTGTTGTAAAGTTTTTTGATCACCACTAGTATCTTTCTCCATTCTTTTTAACAACCTTAAAATTTGATGAGCAAACTCGGCTCTTCCTTCACAGATTTTTTCAGTTCCATCTGTAACAGGAGCGTCTGTTTCCCATATTTCTATTTCTTCTAAACAGGCTGTTTTAATTGCTTCAATTTTATCGGTCATGTTGTAACACCTCCATCTAATGAAATTCTATCTTCTTTTTTATTTCTAAGTTCTTGTACAATACTACCACAGTTGTCTACACAGATTTCCATTCTAGGTTTCTCTTTGTCATCAGTACGATTGTTCCAACTGTCTTGTAGGTCTGTTTGAAAAAACTTATGTCCTAGTACATCTTCTAACGTGTGATGACTAGTATAATTCCACTTGTCGTCATATTTAGAAACATAGTGATTATGATATGTATTGTTAGGTGTACCATCTGGATTTGCTACGTCTTTACGCCATGCTCTAGCAAAGTATGATGTAAAGTGACAACAAACGTGTACACGACCATCCCATTCAATTTGTAACTTGCCTTCGTTACCCCATGAGCACCAAATATTACAGTTGTTGGCATAGTCTTCCATACTGTTATCAAATTTTTCTACAACAAGTTTTTTAGCTTTCGCCTCCATAGACTTGTAATGATCTTCAGGTGGCTTATGTGATTTGTTTTCAAACTTTTTCTTTTTAACTTTACTAAAGCCTTCATGATCAAAGTCTGTTTCTTTTTCTTTTACACTTACTACACCTGTTTCAATTGCTTTTTCTCTTAATTGGTTACTAATTCTTTCTGCCCATCTGCTACGTCTTACATCAATTCTAACAAAGCCTAACTCTTTTGCTAATCTTTTTGCTTCTTCTATTTGATGTTTGTTATGATCAAATTCAATAATTTGCCATATAGCTTTACCACCGGCTTCCATAAAGTAACGAGCATTTTCTAAAACTTTTTCATATGAACAACCTCTACGATACAATTGATGTGTTTTATCATCTGTACCATCTAAAGCAAATATTAATTCTGAATTATTAGGATTGTATCTTTGACTTGCTAAATGTCCTAAGTCAGTCCAAAACTCTTTGTTTCTCATAGCACCGTTAGTACTAACCCACAAATCAGTTCTACTGTTACGACCGTTCTTTAATCTCTGTGACTTTACACTATCACTTACATCAGCAATATAATGAAGTATCTCAATCATGTCTGGATGATTAATAGCATCACCAAACGAACCATTTAGATCTAGTGTTTTAAGTCCTCCCATTACTGTTGGAGTAAAGATATTTTTAATAGTACTCATAGGCATATTACCAGCACTACCTACTTTAATAGCTGGGTTAGGGTCGCCTTCTTTTAGATTTAAATGAGGTATGTCGCCTGAGACTCTTCTCAAACATTGTGGACAGAAACTGTTACAGTTTGCCGTAATCTCTATTGTAATTCTTCTTAATAATTTGGGATCTAAAAACATGGTTAAGTACTTTTAAGTATTTATTAACCTAGTTCAGCTAGTTCTACTAACGTTGCTGACAAGTTAATTTCTGGATCACTAACCATAGCATGATTAACTAATCCTTTTCTAATTGTTAGAATTGCTTTGTCTTGACCCTCTACAGAATCACTCCACAATTCTAAGTTATCATACATCCAACGAAACACATCTTCCATTTCATCTGGACGTACTTGGCTACACAATAACTGTCTAGCTTCTCTAATCTTACCAGCTTTAATCATGTCTACCATTTGTAGTTTATAATCTGCTGTAGCATTATCACTTTCTTGAGGATTTTGTAACACACCATCAACTGTATTCATTTGACATAAGTTTAAACATTTTCTCAAATCTGGATATGTTGCTTTAACGTAACTATCTAAAACATCTAAGTCAGGTGTGACTTCTTCGTCTAACATTACCTTAGCTACTCTAGTTGTAAATTCTGTTATGTCTAGTTTCTCAATATGAAATCCTTGACATCTTGAATGTAATGCTGGAATAACTCTGTTAGGATAATTACAAGTTAAAATAAATCTTGCTGTGTTGGCATACATTTCCATAACACCACGTAATGCCGCCTGTCCGTTTGGACTAATATAGTCTGCTTCATCTAGTAATACAACCTTAAAGTCACCAAATGGCATTGTTTGTACAAAGCCTGTAATCTTATCTCTAATTGTATCTACAGAGTTTTCTCTACTAGCATTAATCTCTAGTATGTCATACTCATCTACTTCTAATACATTTAGTAAAACTTTTGCTAGTGTTGTTTTGCCTACACCTGGAGCACCACTAAACAATAAATGTGGAATACTCTTTTGATCAATCCATCCTTGAACTTGATTCTTTTGTGCTTCATCTCTAAACACATAGTCGTTGATTGTCTTAGGTCTATACTTTTCAGTCCAAAGTTGTTTCATCTTGCTTTATGCTCCATTTTCTTGTAAAGAATCTAGTGTCGTATATTATCCAACTCCACATTCCGATTTGAAATAGCAATCCTGTAATTAAACAGAAATACATTAAAAAGTTCCAGTCTTTAAAATACTCAAACATACAAGTATTATACTATAAACACTGGCTGTTTGTCAACTATTCTTTTGAAGATTTTTTGGAGAAATCAATGTCCAAGTCAATTAAGCCGTTGGCTATCTCTCTTGCTAATGCTCTAATATCATCTAGCTGATATTGTACTTGAGTTTTGTCATAGGTTCCGACTTGTCGATATCTTTCCCTATGAATCATTAAACCTTTTGTGTGTAGTACTTTAATTTTATCGTATAGTTGTTCAACACTATGTGACATATTATTTCCTCAGTTAGTCCCCTACTGTCATTGGGTTTGCTGGCTCAAATGTAGATATAGAACCAAATACTTCTTCTGGGCATTCGTCTGATACTGCTAGAATATCTTTTGGATCAGCTCGTCTAAGTTTTCTAATTTCACCAGTATCAGAATCTTCAAAGTCAATTCCTCTACTCCAACGACCGTGGTCAATTAATATCCAATCGCCAACTTTGTAGTCGTCTTTGTTTGCTGGTCCTTTAGCATAGACTCTACCCCAACGAGCTTTAATCCCTTCGTCTGTTCCATCATCTGATTGAATAATAATTCCACCTGATGTTGTTCTTTCTCCGAAGTTCATATCTTCGATAATAACATTATCCTTTATAGGAATAAGTTTACCTTTGATGGCATTTAATTGTTGTACTTTGCCACCGATCTTACTAGTATCCATTATACTCTTTTTACTCCGGGCTTATCTTTTATTTGTTGTGATTCGGTCTTCTCTTTCACAACAGGTTTAGTAGTTTTAACTTTTGCTACCGCTGAAGCTAAACCTCCACGTGGTTGTTCTTTTGGCTCTTCGCTAACAGCCTGTTCCTCAACCTCGGGGGTACTTTTAACTTCACCTTTATTATAGTTTGATGTGTCATGTCCTAAATCATTTACAACCGATTCTGTTTGATTGTGATTATCTTCTTCAGGCATTGTCACAGTTGGTTTCTCTGTAGATTGTACTTCCTGGGCTGTTGAAGCCAATGCTGATGCTAGTTCATTACTTGAGATAAAATCATCTGGATTTTCATCATCTAGTTCTGAAAGAATAGGATCATTGCTTACTGCTGTTTTTACATCTACTGAATCTGCTTGAGGAACTTCGGGAGCCTGTTCTGGAACACCATCAGGTATTGGGCGATCTTCTGGAATAGTGCCATTGTGAATTCTGTAATAGTCTGCCATTACTTCTTCACGTGATTTAACTACAGCGCCACCTTCACCTAATTTGTCTCCACGAGCATTTACACCCATGTTACCCACAGCAATTACCTCTTCGCCTTTAAGAGATAGAGTGTCAAAGTCAATCCTTTTACCACTCGCTGTTTTGTATTCTCTTTTTGCCATGTTTTTCTCCTAGTTATATATGTATATATTATCTTAAGAATTCTGAGAAGTCTAAACTGTAATACATAGGATTAATTCTATTAATACCAATCTTATATAATACGAAACTACTTACACTAGATCCTCTGCCAACTCCCCAAACTACGTTATGTTTCTTCATAATTTGAACAAGATAATACATAAAATTTAATAAAGGCATTAAGCCTCTGTCTTGATAAGCCATTAACTCTTTTCCAGCTCTTTGTAACTCAGCATCTTCATTACATTGTTCTAATACCCATTTGGCTATGTCAAAGTCTATATATTCTTTAGGCATAAACCAATCTTGCTGTCTAGCTTTATCAAATTCTTCTATGCTTTCTTCTAAGTCAGTATACTGTTTTATATTTGGTAAGTCACTATATAAATCACTTACTGCTTTGTTAAATTTAGTAGGATCTTTTAACAATAGATCTTCTAGCGATACCTTTGGTTTCTTATACACCAAACGTACAGCTTCGTCTTCTGTAAAATATACTCTACCAAACTTGTCTTTCATGCTATTATTATACTGTATTTCCACGTTAATGTCAATCTTTTCCACCCGGAATAACTTTTGGTTGCCATCTCCAAGGTCCTTTAATTACTTTTTTGGCTAACTTGGATACTTTTTCGTCTATTGGGTTTTCTTTGGCTTCCCAACCTAATCCAATGTCATTCCAATTAAATGTTCCATCATACCATTCTACTTTTTGGTTTTCTTTATTCTTTGTTACTTTATCGTATGTTGCTAAATCTGGTCTAAACCACCAAGGGTCTAAAAAATCATACTGCTTAAACCATTTAGATCTTTCAAACATTAACAACGGTTGGTCGTCTTCATACACATAAGAAACATGGTCGCCTACATCACTTGAAACTTCTATTGCTTTTATTTCAAAAATGCCTTCACATATTGATTCAAGTTTACAAAATAAAGCAATAGCTACAGCTTGATCAAACACATGAGTAGGAAGTTCTATTAAATTTAAAGCAGGAAATTGTTTCCTAATACTAGTTTTTCTTTTTGATTTATAATCTATAAAAGCAGAATTATGTAATAAGAAATCAGTAAAGAATTTAACACGTTCAAAGGCTACGTTTTGTTTTAGTAAGTTATTAGATTTAATTAATATGTGTAACCTAATATCATAATTATTAGGCAGTATAGTTTTATCACTGATTACAGTTGATGTAAATTCTCTTGTCCAGTTAATCATTTTCGCCAATGTCATAAGGGTCCATGTTTTCCGGATCTTTTCTACTTTTTGGCTTGTCTTTGTCGTCTGGTTTCTTTGTAAGATCCCGGCTTCTTTTAGATAGTTCTTCTGATGTTTCAACTAGCATATTACGAACTTGGTCTATTACTTCTTGTCTACCAAACTGAGTCGCTTCAGCCAACCTAGCATGAAGTTTGCTCATACGTTTTGTTAAATCGTCTATACTTAAATCTGTTAAGTTTGGTGATAAAGGGTTAAACATTTACTTTTCCTATTTTATTAAAACCTATTTCTCTACATACATTATTTAAGCCTTGATCTAGTGTATCATAGCCATTAACGATATTCCAAGAATCAGGATCAATTATTTTAAAACTAAAATCTTCTAACACTAATACATTCCATGTTTCTAAATCACAATGGCACCAAAACTGATTGTCTGGCAAACTTTTACTAAACTCTAATCCATCATTCCAACAAGTAGTTAATGTCTTTAACAAGTTTATTCCATGTTCTTTAGTAAATGGAACGTCTTGTAGTATTGTTTTATGATCGACCCATTGTGCTACTGTGCCATAGTTAGGTATGTATTCCATAGAATAATAATCATCACCTATCTCTTCTACTCTAAGGTATTTGTTATTTTGCTGTTGAAAACGTCTGTAACAATCGTACCATTCAAGTGATGGTTTACGTTGTAATAACTTCTTAACCATAACGTTTTTATTAGCATCATACCTTACTAGCGACACATTGTCGTTCTTAAATATTTCATCAGGCTGTGGCTTAACTATATCCAAACTTCTTTAACCTTTTAGTATGTCGCCCGCCTTCAAACTCAGTAGTTAGAAATGCTTCTACTATTTTGTTTACTTGTCTAGGACTTGTAAAGTCAGCACCTAAACAAAGAACATTAGCGTTGTTATGTAGCCTTGCCATCTTAGCTTCTTGTGGCGACCTTACTGTAACGGCTCTAACAAATGGATGTCTATTAGCGGCCATACATACACCAAAGCCCGAACCACAAATTAAAATAGCTCTATTAAATGTGGCCCAACCTGCTGATTTTTTATCAGGTGTTTCTAATTCTTTAGTTATAGACTGAACTATGTCAGGATAGTCTACTTTTTGTTTATGATCATGTGGACCAGCATCTAAAAAAGTTGTGATATTAAATTTTACATCTTTGTCAATTGGTGTTAGATACTCTGTAATTTTATCTTTAAGTTCGTATCCTCTGTGATCAGAACCAATTATTAGGTCAATCATAAATCGCCTTGCTTTCTGTTCTCGCTATAATGAACATCAAACTCGCCACCGGGGTAGCGACTTTTTAATTTGTTTACATTCTCTTCTATTACTTCATTAGGGTCCAAGCCCAATGCCCTGCAAGAATTAATCCAATACCACATAATATCACCAAGTTCTCGTTTACAATGAAAGACAGTTTCATTATCCAATGGTTTACCTTGAAATACACATTTTTTAACAATTTCACTGAACTCTCCTCCTTCACTTGCTAATCCAATAGCACCTGTTAGAAGTAATGCCATATTGTTTCCGGTAGTAGCTTCTAAAACTTTTAGGTGTGTTGTTAAAGCGTTTGTGTTACCTGACTCTTTGCTAGTAACTTCTTTAACAAAATCTGAATAGTTGTTTAAAATAGTCATTCATCTCTCCATGCTCTTTTATAATATAGTTTATATTATAACAGATTCGGAGGACCGAAGTCAAGTAAAAATTTTCAATTAATTGGATTAAGAACTTGCGGCTAGTGTGGCTTTTTTCCAAATGTTAGCCGAACCATCATAGTCGTTCGTACATACATATATAGCATTGGCGTTAATGGCTATCATTCCAGCTTTGTCGCCTGCTGAACCTACGCCTGTTTTGGCAGAGGATGCCAAACCAATTTGGAAAGTATCACCGTGTACTTTATTTGGAGATCTATTTAAGTCTTCAATAGCAATACTTGTTCCGCTATCGTATGATGAAAACTTAAATCTATATTTGCCTGTTGTAGCAAATGAAATTTTTCTAGTTGAGCTGTTATAATCAGCTAGTTCACTAACGCCAATTGTACAAGTTGTAGGTAATTCTACTTTATGTCCTGTACTTGCTACGTTAATTTCAACTGTAACGTGGCCTATTTTGCCACTTGCTGGAAAGTTAGAAAATGCTAAAGCAATATCGCCACTTGTTTGAACTGTTTGGAAGTGACTAGCTGAGAAATCAATTGCTACTGATCCTGAATTAGTACCTTTGTCTACTTTAGTTTCGGAGATGTCTTTAAGTTCAAAATCTTCTAGTATAGCACCAGCACCATCATTTGATAGTGTTGTACCAGTCAAAGCACTTTTAAATATGCCTTTTGCTTGTATATCTTCAATTTCTGTTTTAGCTGACGTTAAGTTCGTCTTGATATTATTAAAATTATCTCTAAAGCCCTGTGAATCATTGTCTTGCCCAGCTACTGGGAAAGTTACGCTGATATTGTTTGGGTTAATACTACTTGCCATTTTCTATTCTCCGTATACTGTATTTAGTTCGGTGTGTCCATAATTGTTTCTCTCGGGAACTTCAAATATTGATCACCTTCGTTCCAAGATTGCTCACGTTTGTCAACATTACCAAAAAAGCTGGTATATGAGCCCTCAAATGTGGTAGAATCATTATCATATGTAGTTTCTGGTGTCTTATTCCACGTTTGAGTAGCCTTATTAAAGTTTTTACTTCTACTGTTATCCCAAAGTAGCCTATCTACTGTAAATGTATTCTTTCTTAGATCAACTCTAGTATCATTGTCTAAATAATACTTAATTTGTGCTGACTTTCCAGGTTTAGCATAACATAATACTACTGCTGGAACATAGCCTAAAACATCACCTTGTGTTTGAGCTGTTCTCATCCATAATGGCAATACCCTACTATCTAATTGTCCTACACCTGTTATAAAGGCTTGTCTCATAATTTCAAGCCCACTAGGATAAAGGTTAGTTTTGTTTTTAACATCACCTGTAATTAAATTAGTGTTACCTTTAGTTATCTCATCAACTGTTAATGCTGAATTATAATTGGATATAGTTGTAGCTGAGTTGGCCTTAATTGCTACGTTGCCAGGAATCATTTTACCAGTTGTTGAACTGTATTCTGTATTCCTATCTACTATCTCAGAATATACTACTTCGTATACTACTTCGTTAGTATCTGGGTCTATAGCTTTGGCTGTCTTTAAAGGACCAAAGTTAAAATCTACTTTGTAAAAATTCTTCTGTAATACTTTCATATATTCAGCACTTACTTTTGGATTTAATCCATGTGCTAATAACATTTTTGGATCACGTTGTATTCCAAAGAAAGGATCGTTTGGTCTATAAACAAAATCATGAGGTATGTTATCAGAATTATTAACAATCTCTAACCATTTAGCACGTTCTGTTTTGCTTGATTGGTTAACCAAGTAAATGTTTTCGTATGGTTTATAGTTTTCATTTCTAACTAATATTGTAAATTCTCTTTCAGCTCTAATACTACCCGCCGCGTTAATTGCCTGAATAGTTACCTTAAATCCTTTGTCCCAAGTTGTTGCTTTTTTATCGTATGTAGTTGAATTATTATCGTTTGAGAAACTAGCAAAACTAGGAACACCTGATATAGTTCCATCTGTTTCTAGTTGTAAGCCTTGAGGTAATCCACTGTTAACGCCTGACTTAATTTTGTATGTAAATGATTCCAATTGATTACTAACTGCTTCAACATAAAGTCTACTAGCTTCACCACTTATAACTGTTCCTAACGTTGCTGGAGTAGTCCAAGTAGGTGTAATGTTACTGTCAATAACAAGATTAAGTGTAAATTCTTTTTCTGAAAAGTATTCTGGGAAACTTTGTTTTGTAACTCTTACTTTAAATTTATATGTCTTTTTAATATCAGTAATAGCAGGTAAGTTTCCTGTTATCCAACCTGATGTTGAATCTAATGACATACCTGGAGGTAATGCCCCGTCACTAATACTATAAGTTATAATACTGTCATCAAAATCAAAACCTTCTACTTTTAAGAACCATGAGTTACTGTGTATCACATTGTCAAATGTTAAAGTTTTGTTTTTTATAACAGGAGGATGTCTTTCTGCAGAGTCTGCCGTAAACAATGTACTAGAAGTTTTTATAGCGTCATATGAAGCTCTAAGGTTAGTTGTAGCTACCACATCAATAAAGAATTTTCTAATTGCTGTGTCTTTGCTATCTGTTACTTCTACTGTAAATTCATATGCTTTACTAATAAAGTTGTTAGTAAAGTCCCAAGCATATTGATCATAAAATGTTTCATCGTAACCTGCTGTTGGTGACCCTGGAGTTTTATAAGGTGTAACAAACCCTGTAATTTTACCTGATGAATCCATTGATATACCAGGAGGTAGTTCACCACCTATTTGTTTAAAAGTGTATGTGTCATCTGGGTCTGGATCAAATGCTTGAAGCTGTAAGTTTACTTCACTACCGTCTATAACTGTTGCTATCTTACCTGCTGAAGTTGTAAACACAGGAGCATCTTGTCCTGTTACTATCAACGTAAATGTTCTATCATTTACAATACCATCTGCTGTGGCTCTAATAGCAAACGTACTTAAAACATCTTGGCCTACTTCACTAGGAATACCTGCTACATCTACTTTAGTAGTTGGTTGTCCTTCTAGTACACCATCTCTTCTTATGATGATTCCTTGTGGTAGTTTACCAGCAATAAGAGTGTATACGATATCAGAACCGCCTGCTGTTGCTACAACGGGTAGATTATAATATTCGTTTTCTTGGATTGTACCAAGACTTCCTGCGGGTGTTGTCCATACGGGTCTACTCATACAAGTATTTATCTAGTTTAAGGGTTTGGATTATTACCAAGTAGACAGAGCTGTACGTTTCCAAATGTTAGTAGAACCGTCATGATCTGCTGTACAGTAGTAAATGTAGTTAGAATCTACAGCTATATCGCCTGCTTTGTCACCACTGTCTCCTGTAGCATCAAATGGTGTATATGTTGTTGCTACACTAAATCTATCGCCAGTTAATTTAACAGTAGTACCTGTTATAGAATTATCAGACTTCACAGGGCCTTTATTATATAAAGTATCGTCACCGTTATCAGCATAAAAAGAATATCTATTAGTTACAGGTGTTGATCCACCTTTATCTGTTTTGGCCTTAACTGCTATTAGGTTTGTAGTTGTACCTGTTCCATCAGCTGATGCCCAAGCTTCAACACCAATTATATTAGTAGCATTAATGGCTCCAGTTGTGCCAGGATCTATTTCACCTTTAGTATAAATTCCTGTTATACCATTAATTGTTACTGCTGACGATTGGTTGTTGTTAACAATAGTATAAGTGTAATCGCCAAAGTTTTTAGTTGAATCAGTAGGATTATCAGCACCGTGTGTATACCCTGCTAATTCTAAAGTGTTATCTTTAGCTTGACCTTGTTTTTTATTGTTAGCATCAATATTAGCTGTTAATGTTTGCTTGTTAGCAAATACACTTGAATAATGTCTTCCTGAGTTGTCAACACTCTTATCAAACTTTACACCCATGCCGTGAACTCTAGCACCTAGTCCACCTGTAATAGCTTCACCAATTTGTATCTTGCCTGTGCTTGTTTGAATTATGTTGCCTTTTGTATCTAGGTTTCCGCCTAGCTCTGGTGATGTATCTTCAACTAGGTTTTGTAAACCACTGCTGTTAATTGTTAAAGTATCTCCAGCTAATGATGTAGTAACATTTGTACCACCAGCAATTTTTAAATCTTCGCCATTACTAATTGTTCCAGCATTTGAACCATCGTCAACTAATGTCCAACTAGTCATAGCACTTGTAATATAACCAGCATCATTAGTCCATTGACTGATGTTACCAGTTTTATTTGTAAATGCTGTTGTTGAACTTGCTGTAACTGTTCCTGGAGATGAGTTAGTAATAGTTAAAGTATCGCCACTCATTGATGTAGTAATACCTGTACCACCAGCAATTTTTAAGTCTTCTCCGTTGCTGATTGTTCCAGCATTAGAACCATCGTCAACTACGTTAAATGTAACAGCTTGTGGGTTACTTGTATTATTAATAGTTAAAGTGTCGCCACTTATTGATGTACTAATACCTGTTCCACCTACTACAGTTAATGTATCTGTTGTTGAATTAGTTGTAGTTGAGCCAGACTCAGCATTAAAAGTTGTCCACTTATTGTCAGAACCAACAGCAACCGTTTGAAAGTTTAACCAGCCACCATTAACACGACCAACAAATTTATCTGTTGATGTATTGTAATACAAGTAACCATCTGCTGGACTACTTGGATTTGATGTTAGTGGTTTTAAAGCTAAAGTGTCTGTTGTTAATAAGTCTGAATAGACATTTGTAAATTCTTTAGTAGCTGAACCTAATGAATACGTTGCTGTAGTGTCAGGTTCAATACTGCTTTTTACTACAATTTTACCAGTACCTGAAGGATCTAAAATTATATCTTCATTAGTAACTGTACCTGCTATTGTTGATCCTGATATATCTAAATTAGAATCAACAGCACCAACTTGCCATAGGCTTTCAAAGTTAGTATTTGTTTTGATTAAAGCGTCACGTAAGTAATCACCAGATCCGTCGTCTGCTGTTATTCCTACGTTTATAATCTGTCTTGTATATGCCATTAAGTATTACCTATTAATGTAAGTCAACCCAAGCACCATTGGCTCTGCCTTTGAACTTATGGGCTGTACTATCATAATAGATCATACCGTTTGTTGGTGAGCTTGGAGCTGAACCTGGATTGTGTAGTGTGTAGCCAGCACTTACAGAAGAACTTGCTGTAATTGTGCCGCCGAATATTGTTAGCCATTGTTTTGAAGCACTACCTAAACTCTTTTGAGCATCATCAGTAGGTCTTAGATCACTTGCTATTGCTACGTGACCTGTTCCAGCTGGATCAAGTGTAATGCTTTCGTTAGTTGAAGTAGATGAAATTGTACTAGCATGGATTGATAAATCTTCAACTGTAAGTGTTCCCGATGTAGCATTCCATGTCATTCTGGAATCATTGCTTACATCACCTGCTGAATTTGAGAATAGGATGGCATTGTCTGTATGATCAGCTATGTTTAGTTTAGCACCAGTATTAACTACGACTTTACCAGTTCCATTTGGATCTAAAGTAATATCACCGTTACTATTTACTGAGGTTATGCTGTTTCCAGTGAGGTCTAAGTTTGTACCTGCCGCTCCAGCACTATATAATTCATTAAAATTATCGTTAATTTTGTCAAAGGCTGTTCTTAACGGATCACCTGTTCCGTCGTTTGCTGAACTACCTAGATTTACAATTTGTTTTGCCATCGTTCGTATCCTATTTTATATATTGTATTTAGTATGATTAAATATCTTAAACAGCGAACGATTCGCCACATCCACATGATGCTTTAGCTTGTGGATTCTTTACAGCTAGGTATGATCC